CGCAACATAGCCTTTGCGCCATCAAGGTCCATCAGCCGCCCTTCCGCTTCATAGCCCGCCAAGCAAGCCGTTCAAGGTCCTTCTCCGGCGGCATGCAGTCTCCACCCATGCGTAAGCGAGACATTACCCCACGACCATGCGGGGTCCACATCGCCCGCGCCATTACAGCTGTTACCAGACCAGTATCTGCCTCGCGATACTGACCCCATTCGTTCTTGTGGCGGTAGAAGATGTACTCAAGCCCGTCACTTCGCTTGTGCCAAACCTCCCAACAACCAAACCGCTTTGACCACCGAAGCTCAAGATCGCGGTCGATCCGCTTCAGCGCCCGAATTACCTCCCTCGGGTACCTGCCGGGAAAACAGCTTGGTGGCAAAGCCTGCTCTAAGGCGTCTTGTGACCCTGCCGTCCGCTCCTGCCGTTCAATCATCTTCTCTCCCGAAAAAAAAGGGGGGCCCCGGTGTGCGCCGAGGCCCCCCAAGCAGAGGTCCACTTACGTGGAGGGTCGGGGACCTTAGATGGCCACTACATCCTGAGTAACATCAGCCAGAATACCAACGGCTGCCGGCGACTCAGACAGGAACTGACCAGCCCAGCGCATGAAACCAAACCACTCGTCGTGGGTCGAAGAGGACATGCGAAGGAAGCTTCCATCATCAGCCGCTTCAGCTGCAGCCTGCACAGTGGCGTAACCAATGTGGTCGGTAGCTACAAACGTAACGGTGTTATGAGGGGCATACGGATCCACCAGAATCTTCAGGTCGCCCTGACCTGTAGTGGCGTGAGCCGTAAAGTAGCTCTTCTTGGTAGACGGAGAGTGGCCACCAGGAACTTCACTGGCATTGCGGAAGGCGTGATTTCCAAATCCGCCACCACCGCCCTCTGTAAGATCAACGTACTCATGCCACATGCCGGACTGCATAATCGCAAGGTCAGGCTTGGTGTAGAGCTGCTCGTTCATCTTGAGAATGACCTCGTCCATACGGGCAAAGCTCAAAGGCTGGACGGTGCCAGGCACATCTCCCACAAGACCAGTAGTGCTCCACATTCCGCCACGGGTCTTGCCGAGATAAGTAGCATCACCGGCAACGTTTGCAAGGCCAAGGAGACCTGCTGCAGCGTCGGTCTGCTCGTAAGCGGTTGCCCAACCGCCGGCATGGGTCGTGCTCGATGGCAATGCCGAAGCGAGATAGACAGGAGCGTTAGGATCAAAAGAACCAACATCGGTGTCGAAGGTCTCGTTCAGCGTCAGCGTTGCATAGCCGGAGCCATAGGAACGGGAAATCGAGGCGATAGAGAAGAACTGAGCCGTCTGAGAAGAAGTGGTGGTAAGCCCACCAGTCTCGTTAGTGATACAGATAGTATCGCCAGGCTGGAGGTAGTGAGCGCCGTATGGGCGGTAGTTCTCGCCCATGTTGCCGCCTGCATACGGGGCCTTTACCTTAACCGTGTTGCCGCTGGAAAAGGTTGCCTGGAGAGTAGCAACACAGCCAGCCTGAATAATGTTGGTAGAAATGGTGTGCTGGTTAGCACCCGTATAGAGATACGTGTTGAAGCGCCGTAGGTACTCAAGCTTAACATCGTCAACCAACGAATCGAGAAGGTTCTTGATGTAGCGCTCGTGGCCCGAAGCAAGCTTCGCATCCCACAGGAACGAAATGAGCTGACGGAAGACCGTGTAGTTCACGGTAGCCATCGAGTACTCAGGAGTACCGCCAACAGGCAGTCGCCCAGTAGTACCACCCAACATCCCCCGCTTGCTCTTCGTGCGAATCGGGAATGTTCCAGTATATCCAGGACCCCACTCAACCTTGGAGCTTAGATCCTTGAAAAACTCAAATCCAGGCGCAGAAACCTTGATCTCCTCCCACATACGCGGGAAGTAATAATTCGTAAGCGCATTCTCAAGGGAGCCGGCGGTATTGCCAGTCTTGGTCCCTAAATTTACTGTTGAAGAGTTCGGCATGGAGTCCTCCTAGACTACCCTGATCGCAACGCAGCAATCACCGCCTGGTCGAAATCATCAGACGACATAGTTGCTACGTCCTGTGGTGAGGTGAATGCGCTCGGGGCTGCACCTGATGGTGCCCGGCGCTGCTTAGAAGTCTTATGAGCGGCCAGCTCCCCAGCTACCCGCTCCACCAGCTTGCTCCACTTCTTGACCGTCTGCCGAATACTGTCTGAATCAACCTCAGGCTTGCCGGTAATGGCCTGAGCTTTGGCAATAGCCACAAGCGTCCCATCGGAGATGATCCGACCGAACGCCTTGGCCGCTGAACCAGTAGGGTCCAGTTCCAACCGAGAGATCTCCGAGGTAATCGCCCCGGTAATCGTCCCGTTAATATCCTTCTTTATAGACTCCTTACGCAACGACTCGTTACGCTGGGACATCTGCTGGATAGAGCCTTCGAGCTTCTCGATACGGTCTACCAACAGACCACGATCATCACCGTCCTCTGCTGCACCCAGCTCTTGCCGGGCCCGATCCAAAAGCCCAGCAAGGTCCGCTGAGCCCTGAGGCTCTTGCGCTGCAGGCTCTGGCGTTAACCCATCAATTTCAGAAAGAAGCTGGTCAAGCTCACTAGGGCCTGCCCCTTCAGGAACGACGCCCTCTTCAGGCACGGCTCCTGCCAAAGCTTCTTCAAGTTCACCACCAACCCCCTCACCCTCGACCGGGGCCTCTAACTCCAACTGCTCTTCGTGCGGCATATAACGACTCTGCTTGTTAAGTAGGTAACCCTGCCATGGATGCTAGTTCCTCTTCAGCGGCCTTGTCAACCCCAGGCTCTTGTAATGTTACAAGATCAGCGGGTAGGCCCCCTGGAGCAGCACCAGCTCCAGCCATAATATCACCGCCTGGTATTGGTGGACCTCCCTGTGGTCCACCCGGCGGGCCACCCTGTGCCATTTGGGCCTGCTGAGCAGCCGCAGCCATTATTTGGTTATGCTTTGCAATCTGCTGCTCAATACGAGCCCTGATATCTTCACCAGGGCTTTCTAACACCAGATATCTCTTATAAACCCGCATATACGTTTCGTGATCAACGAACTCGCTGACGGGTATCTTTTCGAGCGGCACCGAAATATCTTCCAGTTCTTCAAGCGTGCTGCGAGCGTTGAGGGCCTCCATCGAGCGCATACCCATTGCCTCGTCAAAGCCACCAAACTCCAGAGCATCCCGCGCCTCATCCCGGCTCACCGCCCCCATAGACAGCAGGTTGAGAACTGTCTCCTGCCTCAACGGCTGGGTACGGGGCATCAGGCTGGCAATATCAACGTCGATATCACGCCACAGAAGGTCCGCCCTGCGTATCTCGCTAATCTCAGCTGTATGGCTCTTGCCAAGAACCGTAACGGTAATCGACTCTGACCCATAAGTCTGCCACAGCCGCACCATGCGCTTGCCTACCCGGCTCAACATGCTGGCCATAGACCGGATAGTTGGCCCAAGGCGGCGGTTATCTAGTTCAGCCAGAAAGGCAGTGAGCCGTCCGGTAGCGTTCGAGGTGGGGGCCTCTCCACGAGAAGCGTCGTTGATGCCGGAGATATACTCCATCATCCCCACAGTGCGGTCACCAAGGGTTCCAACCACCTGGCTAAACGGATCAAACCGCATGGCCTGTGGCGAGCCAAACTTGGGATTTATCTCGTTGATTGCGCCTGGCCTGGTGTTGATGTTCCTTACCGCTGAACCAAGCGGTACCAGCCACGGTGGCATTACCTCCTGGTCGCGACGAGCGCGGTAGGCGTTCCAGGTCATAGAGAGGTCTCGCTGGAGCTGCAGCAAACCAGAACCAACACCAGAACCGTAGTCCCTGTGTGGCTCCAGAATAAAGCGCATTGTGTAGATGGGGATCTCCCCACCAAGAAGCCGTGGCGTCAGGCTCACAACGCGGTCACCAGCAACGATAACCTCGAGTCCGTCGGGGTAGGTGATACCGGGGCGCTGCCAGTAGTGCAGAACCCGTATACGCTCTGAGCCCTCGGACGGGTCCGACGTGCTCCCCTCAGTATCGCTAACGAGATTCAGGTGGCGCTTTACGGTAGATGCCTCGTCTGAATTGGTCAGTTCAGGGAGGATGTCTGGGTTATTAAAGAAGAGGCGGGCCTCCTCAATGTGCATCGTAGATTCACGCATTACCCAATGCGCCCTATCAACACCACCTACCCCAGGTTCAAAATGCAACATAAACGGATCTACCGGCTCCACCACAAACCAGCCCTTCCTGGCCTCTTCGGAGTCGCCAATATTTCCAACACCTATCTGATCATCCCAATCGACATAGAAGCCGGCAAAGCCCAGCAGAACGGCCCGAAGGACTACATCGTCCAGAAGGGGGCCGATCTCATTTGACCTGTAGAAATAATCCAAAAGCTGCTGTACGCCGCGAGCAGCTTGGAACTTGGAGGCAGAGTCCCCGATTGGCTCCACCAGCCAGGACGGGTTGTTTGAGCTGATAATGGCTGCAGTGGTCCGTGCGATTGGCTGTAGAACATTGAGAACCACCCGGTCATCGAACCAGTTCGGTAATGAGCCGCCCTGAGAGGTGCCTTTGGCGTAATCCCGTGACGTATCAATAGAGAAGCCGGCATAGGCCAACAAGATGACCATGGCCTCTTCAAGGCGCTCACGCTTGGCGTTAAGAGAAAGCTCCAGGCGCTTCTCAATGGTTGAGAGGATTACCTGGCTGTTATCGTCTGAGTTAGGCATTTCTAATCAATCAGCGCCTGGATGTTGGATGTAACATCAACGGGCTGCTGATAGCGTTGTGACGTGCCTTGAAAGGTTGGGCTTGCAAGCCTTGAACGGGCGGCCTCGGCCTGCCCGGTAGGAATTGCCTGCTGAGGTTGACGTGACTGCCCGCCACCTTGGCCCATAAAACCACGCATCAAGCTCTGCGTGATCGTGCCAGCGCCAGAAGCCGCACCAGCGCTCAGGCCCTTGGTAAGGGCAGCAGACGTTCCAGCAGCACCAGCTGCACCAGCAGCACCAGCAGCACCAGCAGCACCAGCTGTTCCTTTAGCAA